GGTCTTGCAACCCGCGCCGCCCCGGCGGCCGTAAAAGATTCCTTACCCCCACGCCCCCCGGCACTTACGCAAGTCCCCAATCGTCCACCCCTTCGCTTTCGACCCGAGCTAACCCGTTGATAATCGTTCATCAACTGCAGCATTGCGCGATACTCATCGCGTACGGTTATCGGCGCTCCTGCGTAAATAAGCTGTACCCAAAATCGCAAAACGCGTTCCTGCATCCTTTCCTTCGCGTTTCTGACTGTCCGATTGCGCGGTGAGTACCCCTGCCGCCCCCCTTGCCCCGATCGTGCCTTAAAACCCATTTATTCGCCCTCCCTGCGGTCCATCGCCTGCCGCAGCCCGTCAGCTGAGGACATTGCGTCCTCGTGGTGGCCGACTGATGCCCGGCTGGCCGCGATGACCTCGGCGACCTCGGGGAACGTTAGGCGAATGGCGCGGATGTCTTGCTGCCATTGCCAATGCACGGCCTGCCGCGTGCAGCCGCGCGTCTGCGCCTGCTCCTCGTAGGACGCAAGGATCGATCCCGTGTCCCCGCTGCCAAAGCGCAGCACGAGCCTAAACGCGCTAGGCGATAGGTCGGCCAGCGTGGCAAGGTTGCGTACGAGCTTGGCCGCTGACTCCCGCTTGGCCGCGTCGAGCTCGAGCAGGCGCTCGAACGTCTCCGCCAAGATCTTCGCCGCCTCGCTCGCGCCATCGTAGCGCGTGCGGTGGACCGGGTTTTTGTTGAGCGTGTACGTGATCACAGCCCGCGGAGTGGGTCGTGCACCAGCGCCTCGTCGTGCTCGCTCAGAGCAACGGCCGCGATGCCTTTCAGCGGCAGCTGGCCGAGGCTCTCCTGCTGCTGAATCCCCGCGATCAGATTTCGCAGCCGCTTGCGCCGCTCGCTTAACTCCTGCACCAGCGATTTCTGGTGCCCGTTGATGGCCTCGATGGCGCGTGCTGCGCGTGCCGCCAGTCTAAGCGCCTCTAACTCCCGCCGCTCGCTTTCGTTTTCCACGTTGGTCGTCCTCGTCCGGCTTTCGCGTTGAGCCGCTTATGCTTGGCCCAGCTATGCGCCGAGATGTTTTTAGGTTTGGTGTTGTTCGTTGCCTTGCCCATTGCCGCGCGCGACTAGCGAGCCCGCTTCGGATCGCCGTCAAGCCTTTTTAATCGCCAGCCCGAATGTTGCCGTGGCCCGGCGGAAGTAGAGCCCGACGGAGCCCGTCCCGTCGTTGCGCCCCTTCGCTTGGATCGCGCTGACGTAGAACGTCGGCAGATCATCGGAGCCCGACGTCACGCTCTGCGCTGCGCCAGTGATTGGATCTTCGCTCGGCCGGTGCAGGAGCACAATCTTATCCGCGTCCTGCTCGATGTCGCCCGACTCGCGGAGGTCGTGGATCCGCGGCACGCGCTCGTCCCGCTCGGAGTCGCGGTTAAGCTGCGCGAGCACCATCACGACGCAGTCGTTGCGGAGCGCGAACTGTTTCAGCGCCCGGCTCACGCGCCCGACGCTCTGCGCCCGGTTCTCGCCGCGGGACGGTGTCGCGTCCGGCATAAGGCCGATGTAATCCACGACGACGAGCCGCGGAGGCGTCTGCCGTGCCCGCAGTACCTCGGAGCGTGCCTGCATCGTTGCGAGGCTAACGTTGCCCGCGGCCACAACCTCGAGCGGCGCGGATGCAACGCGCTTCGAGGCTTCGCGGAACGCCTCAACGTCCTTGGGATGCGTCCGAGCGTTGAGCGAGCGCAGCGAGACGCCAGAGATCGACTGGGCGAAGTTAAGCGCAAGCGTGGCCCCGATGACCTCGAGCGAGGCAAAGAGCACCTGCTGCTTTTGCACGAGCGCCGCGTGAAGCGCCACCTGCCGGGCGAGCGACGACTTGCCCACGCTAGGACGAGCGGCGACGACGACCATCTCGCCGCGCTGCATCAGGCCGAAGACGCGGTCCATCTCCGCAAAGCCCCACGCCAGCGCGCCTTCGCGCGTCTTCTCCATCTCGCCGGAGATGCGCGCCGTGATCTCGGCCTCAGCCTTCTCGAGCGACTCCGCCCACGACTCGTTCCGCTGCTGGGCCTCGATGGCGAGGATGCGCGCCCCGGCCTCGCGGACTAGTTCCTCCGCGGGCTCCGTGCCTGCGTCGCGGATGCTCGAAGAGATCGCACCGGCCTCGCGCATCAGTTCGCGGAGTAGCTCGCAATGCCGCACTCGGGTCGCGAAGAACTTGGCGCGAACCGAGGTCTGCACCTGATGCGCCATCGCAACCACGTTGTCGTGCGTCGTCTCGAGGATCGCTTGGCTGGCCTCGCGCTCGCCCTTCGCGGCCTTCAACTTAATCCACACGGTCGTTTCGTCCACCGGTTCGCCCGCGAGCAGCATCTGGGCAATCGAGCCCCAGACGGCCGAGGCGATGGGATCGACGAACGACTCAGGCTTGAGGCCGAAGGTCATCGCCATCCCGACGACGCCCGCCGGGTCGATGAACGCGCAGCCGACGAGCGCGCGCTCGGCGTCTTGGTCAAAGGTTGGGTCAGGCTTCATCGGATGCCAAACTGAGCTTTGACCTCGGGAATATCCGCCAGCAGCGACTCCGCGAAGGAGTTGTCGAACTGCGGCTCCGGCGCGGGCTCGACGCGAGCGTGGTTCGCCAGCGCCTGCTTCGTCCAATCGTCGAGCGGTGCCTTGCCTAGGCTGGCCCAATGCTTCGCCAGCGCGGGAGCGGTAAGCGCGGCGCCGCTGAACTTGCGCTGGTAGCGTTCCGCCCGCTGCTTGAGCTCCTGCGGTGTAACGTCCGGCGATGCGGCTCGGATGTCGCGTAGGGCGGCATTGAGGGCGCCGCGGCCGGGCTTGGTCAGGCTCTTAGCCTCCACGCCCGTGGCCTCGCAGAGTGCCTCAAAGATAAGGTCACGCGGGCGCTCTTTCGTCCCGACCCGCTCGCCTCTGTCTTGTTCCTTGTCCTTGTCTTGTTCCTTGTCTTGTTCTTTTTCTTGTAGGCTTTGATAGCCTACTGGAAAGGTATCGATAGCCTTTCCAATAGCCTTTGATTGGATTTCCGAAAGGCTTTGAAGGCTTATGCCGTGACGCTCAAGGCAGGCAAAGACCGGCTTATGAGGCTTACAATCCTCGGACAGAAACCCGTATTGAAAACGGATAAACCCGCGGATCATCAGCTTTCCGCTATCCAAGCGGTGCAGCTGGCGATCAAACGCGCGAAGGTCTTTCGCGGTGACTTCGTCTCCGATCTGGAACGACGCCAACTCAAAATCAATGTCGATGACGCCCGACTGATCGCAGTTATCGCATAGGTAAGACCAAAGGCATTTCTGCTTCGGGCTTAACTTTCGGAACCAAGCGTCGCGCCACTTATCGGTCTCGGTAAATCTCTTGCTCATAGTCAGTAAATAAAACCCCGGCCCGCCTGCGGTGAGACTTGCCCCGCGATTGACATCGCGAAACAGGCGCAGACGGCCGGGGAAATTGTTGGTTTAGCTGACATACGCGACGAGTCTCACCTCGCCTGTTTGCGCGCAACTTCAGCCTGCGCTAGGCTCCTGCAAGCTTTTTCTTTCGGGCATCAGCAGCGCCTCCAGCATCCCGACCGTTGCCGAGGCGCAGAGCTTGACCGGCACGACGCGCACGACGCGCCAGCCTGCGACCGTCGCGGCGTTGTACTTTTCCATATCGCCAACGAAGCCCGCGCCCCGCGTATGCCGTCCGCCGGTCCAGACTCCGCCTTCGACCTCGAGCGCGACCTTGTGGTCGATCCACGCATAGTCAAAGCGCCAGCGGCGCACCGGGTGGAACCGATGCTCGCGGACTGGCGCGGGCAGGCCGACGGAGCGCAACAACCGCTCAAACCGCGAGACTGGCACGGTCGGAGGATCTGGCGCCGCAGGCTCCCGCACGAGCGAGACGGTGCGCGGCCGCGGCACGGCTCCAAGTTCCGCTCGGACTTGCTCGCGATAGCGCGGCGAGAGATCGGCGAGGGTTGGCTTGCTCATCGCCTCGCCTCCTCGGCCAGAGCCCCGATGCGCGTCCGCTGCGCGAGGAAGTAGGCGTAGCCGGCCGAGATTGCGCGGTACAGGTCGCCGTTGCTTACCCACGCGCTGTTGCGCTTGCGTCGCGTGGTCGTGGCGTTCTGCCACTTGCGGGTTCCGGTCTTCTTCGCGGGTGCGCTCACGGCTGCGCCTCCTTTCGGGCGGCGTCGATGACGGCGCGTGACGCACCGGATGTGAAGTTGCGTGCCCCGGGGATCGTCAGCCAGCAGCCTTTTTCGTCCAGCCAATCCAGCCGCGCCTTGTCCGCCCGTAGCTGGGCGTTCTCGGCCCGCAGTTCTTTGATGGTCTCGGTCTGCACGCGGTAGGCGTCCTCCCAGCAAGTAGCGGGTGAGCTCACAGCGTCACCCCCTTCCGCGCCGCGATCACGCGCAGGCGCTCCTCGTCGGTCAGATAGCCGCGCCGCATCCCGCGGATCTTGTAGTGATGATGCGCGTGCGACTTGCTGATGCGGAGCAAGTGCGCGGTCGTTTTCGGGTCGTGCATCTCGTTTATGAGTCGGTCAAGCTCGGCGTCGTGACGCGCAAGCTCGTCCTTGGATCGTTTGCGGTTGGTCATTTTGTTTTTTGCTTAAAGCGCCCGAGTCGGTCGCGCTTGAGCTTGTCCTTGTCGACGGAGCGGAAGAACGAGTCCATCCACTCCTTGTCGCGGCCAAGGCGTTCTCCATCGCGGGCGCCCCAGAAGTAGCCGACGAGCATTGCGATTGCCGCGGCCAGAGCGATCGCAGCGATGATCTCCAGCTTACTCATCGTCGCCCCTCCCGTCGTTGTCCTGCGCGGTCAGGATCGCGTAAGCGACAATCGCCACGAGCAGCAGGGTGAAGGCGAGGAAGTTGGTCATCATCGCGCACCTCCCGCGTACCACTTCGGAAGCCCCAACTCGGTGACCTCCGGCTCGATGTTCGGCCAGACGTTAGTCTCGCGGCAGATCTTGAGCCGCCGCAGATCGGCGAGCGACTCATCCTGCCCGGTGGAGATTGCCTCGTCGGTCAGCTTGAAAACAGCGACGCCGTAGGGCGCCTGCTTCTCGACCGCGATAAAAAAGAAATCCGTCACGGGCGCGCCGATGACCTCCGTAATCAAAGGCAAATAAAACCCAGCCTGCCGATGATACCCGAACTGGAAGCACGCGCGCTCGAAGGAGCGGAAGGCGTCCGCGTCGAGCGAGTCAATCGTCTTGAGGTCGGCCACGTAGGGTCGCCCGCCCGTCAGCGCGCAGCCGATGTGCGCAAACCAATCGGTACGGCATTGCAGCGGGATCGCGCCCGTCTCGACGCGCCACGATAGCTCGGGCGTGCCCTGCGCCAGCAGCTGCGAGGCAAGCGGGTTGGCCCGCACGGCCTCCATCATCGCGGAGATCTGCTGCCATTCCTCCGCGTCAAGGAAGTCCTTGCCTACGTGCTGCGCGGTGAAGTTCTCCCACGCGGCCTTGCCCTCCTTGGTGCGGCGGTCGATGCCCTCCGGCCGCTGCGCGTATTGAAGCGGGAACTTCTCCGGCTCGAGGACCGCGCAATGCGTCGCGGACCCGATCTTAAAAGCCGCGGTCGGCTCCGGCGCAGGTAACTCGCGCGTGACGTACCGCATCTGGTACAGGCGCGGGCGGCGGCGGAAGACCTCGAGCTTCGAGTGCGACACGGCCGCGTTGCCGTGATACTGAGCGTTCGTCTCGAGGATCACTTGGCGCCCTCCTTCTCAAGATCCGCAGCGGAGCGCAGCAGCTCGCGCGCTTGATCGCGCAGCCGGGCGATCTTTTGCCCGGGCGACGGGAAGTGCTCGAGCCTCAGCCGCTCGGCCGCCTCCTCGGGCGTTGAGCCCTCGCCGAACTTAAACGCGAAGCGGTCGCTGCCGCGCGTGCCGTAGCCCCAGACCCGCACCTCCTTGCCGCTGATGGTGATCGAGATTCCCTCGAGGTCGGCGCGGAACTTCTCGGCGAGCCGCTGCTCCTCGGCCTTGATGGCCGCTTTAATGTCGCCGCAGTTCACGCCGCACCTCCTTCGAGCCCGAGCTTGGACTGAAGCGGATCGACCTCCTGCTCGCTCTCGTCCTTGAACCGCGCCGACCATCCGAGGCGGACGGTCACGATGGGCGCCTGCGCGACTGCGTCGAACTCGACGACCGCGGTGACCTTGGCGCGCGGCTCGCTCGCCGCATCGTCCTCGATGAACGATTCGGTGGCGGCCCTGCGGATGGCGTCGTAATGACTCTCGAAGAGCCCGCGGAACTGCTCCGCGGCGCTCGCGATGACGGCTGCCTTTACTTCGTTGGTGCTCATCTGGGTTGGGTTAGAGGTTGTTGCTGAGTCCGCCCGCGACCTTGTCGGCCAGCGGTGTGACGTTGACCGGCTCGGCCGGTATGTCGCGCGCCTCCTCGACGGTGCGGAGTCCTTTGAGGACGTCACCGAAGAGGTCGCGCAGGACGTAACCGCGAGCGCGGAAGCGAAGCATACGCTTCGGGTATTCGCTCCACGGGCCGGGCTTGCCGGTGAGCTTCGCCCGCTTGGCGTCGCTCATAGTGAACGTCTCGACCGTCGTCTGGTCTCCGCGGCTAGCGGTTACGCGGTAGCCGTGCGCGTCGCTGCCCGGCTCGCCAATCTCCTCCTCCTTATAGCTCGTGAGCAGGCCGGAGGCGCGGACTAGCGCGAGCGCCGCGTCGCCGTAGATTGCGGGACGCCCGTTTATCACCGCCGTGTTTTGCAGCGCGGCCATCGGCGTCAGGCCAATCTCCGCGCCCAGTTGGATCGCGACTAGGACGGCCTCGGGCTTCTCCATCCCCTTCGGCGCAAAGCCGCTCGCGCAGATCGCGTTCGCGAATCGGTATGCGTCCTCGAGCGAGGCAAGCTGCACGCCCTGCTGGCCGAAGTTGATCGGCGAGCGCGAGGCGGTCTTCGTTATGGCCGTGCTGGCCGTGGTGGTGATGTCTGCTTTGACGTCTTCGCTGTTCATTGTTCGGTTGTCGTTTTGGGTTGTTGTTCACACGCCCGGCGCTGGGAAATCTCGGCGCCGGGCAAAGTTTTAGAAGGGCACGTTCTCTTCGAGGTCCGGCGCCGAAGAGCCCGGCGTAAATTGCATCTCGGCGACCGGAGCCTTGCCCACGAGCGTGCCGCGCTTCGCGTGGTACAGCTGCCGAGCCGCGTTCGCGAGTTGCTCGTCGGCCGGGCGAGGCGGGAACGGCTTGCCGTTGTTCCCGAGGCGCGGCTCTTTTGGAGCGGCGTACCACTCAACCGACTTGTCGCCCAGCGACGAGAGCGGCTGGCCCGCGTTCTTGCCGAAATGAACGGCAACGCTGCCGGGATCGGCGACAAGCTGCGACGGCTGCGGGATTGGCGTCTGTCCTGCGGGCGCAGGCGCAGCGGGGCGAGCGGCCGGAGGCGCAGCAATGGCGCGCTCGAGCAACTGGCGAATCGTTATGAGTTCGGCTAGGATTTGATCGTTCATTGGGTAGGAGATTTGGTTTTGGCTGCGCGCTCCGCGACCTCGGCCGCTTGCCGCGACTCGAAGGATGGCAGGTAGTGGCCAGAGATGGCGCGGCGGTTGAGGAAGTCGCGGAAGCCCTGCTCAACGTCGCGGGCGATGTCGGCCCAGCGAAGCCAGCCCTCGCCGCGGATGTAGACGTACTGACCGCTCCTCTCGGCCACGCCGTGCGTGCCGGTGTAGCGCGCCGCGGAGTGACCACCGCCGCTCGTGTTCTTCATCACGCCTTGCGGGCGCTTCGACTTGTTGGTCACCGCTTGCCTCCCATCGCCGCCCGCACCTTCGCCGCGTAAGGCAGCGTCGCAGCCTTGCGGGCGCCTGCCGGGCCTCCGTTGTGCACGCGGGCCAGCGTCTCAACATCGCCAGCAGCCCACGCCCGCGGAGCGTAGCGGCGCAGATAGGCTTCGGCCACCCGGCGCGAGTAGGCGAGATCAGCGCAGCGCGAGTAGTCGCCAGCCACGCGCGAGTCAGCGTGGTACAGGCGATGGATTTGCAGCGGACCGAGAGCCTTGCCGCCGTCGGCAAGGATCGCGCCCGTGCGGCCGCTGGTCTCGACTTGATGCAGCGCGGACCAAAAAGCCTCCGGCGGCGCAGCGTGCGCGGCCGAGGCGAGAGTGAGGAGGAGAGCGGCGCGGATCATCGGGTCGCCTCCGCGAGCGCGCGCTCGATCATCTGCTGCGCGGCCTTGTCAGGAACCTCGAACCAGCCGCGATACGCGCCGCCGTTAATCCACGGCGCCTCGCCCTCGCGGACGTTAACCTCGACGAACCATCCGCCGTGCTGCTGGGCAATGCTCGAGCGAAGGTTCGCGTCGCGACGGCTTGGGCGCGTGCGCGTGACGCCGAAGATGTGGGGGTTGTTGTTGTTCACGACGCCGACCCTACCCACCGCCCCGGCAAAGGGAAGTCTAATCAGCACTTTCTCCACGGCCACGCCACAAGGCGCGCAGGCGCAAGGACTTAGGCGGAATCTTTTTTGAGCTAAAGCTGCACGCGGTTGAGCATCTCGCGCCGTTTGGCGCAGCCTCCGCAGCTCTTGATTTGCGTCCCGGCGACTCGGTCGATGGCGCCCGCGATAGGCTGCGCGACTGCGGCCACTAGGTCGCCGAGGCCATACGTCTTGCATCTGCCGTACTGCGTCCAGCGCCGCGGCGTCAGCGGGCACTCAGCGCACGGGTCCGCGTGGTTGATGGTCGCGGCCTGCGCGCACGGCGTCGTGCACTTGCGGCAGAGCGCAAGGCGAAAGCTGACGATGCGCGCCGGAAGAGGAGGCTTCATTCGCAGTAGCAGCTGGAGGAGACAGCAGTCACGACCACGGTGCCGTAACTGGTCGGCGCGCTGATAGAGTAAACCGGCGTCTCTGTGTCGATGCCGTTCCAAACATAGTAGCGAGGCGTCGTAACTACGCTGCCCGCATCGGGTGTGAAGACCTCATACCAGTCGATGCGATAGCAGGAGTAGAGGCTGACGGTCAGGGAAAACGACCAAGTGAATTTGTACTCGAGCTCCTGCCTTGAGATCGAAATTTCATCGACGCTGATATCGAGAAATGCCGAGCACGCATCGTCGAACGGCCCGGTGAAGGAGACCGTCAGCGCCTCGACGTCTGACTTCAGCTGCGCGGTCGTGTATTCGTTCGACAGCGTGTTGGTCGCGGTGCCGGTGCAGTTCGACGTCGTCGAGCAACCTGCGCCGGTCAGCGTGTGAACGTCAGAGGTGAAGGATTCCGTGACGCAATCGGGAACCGAAATGTCCGAGACTGAAAAGGTAACCGTGCTCGTGATGCTGATGCAGTCATCCGAGCTGTCGATTTGCCCGGTTCGCGTATCGGTCGATGAGCAATCCGGTCGCGTGTATTCTCCGGTCCCGTAAAAGCTGTAGGCGTTGTAAGCGACGCAGTCGTCGCAAGTTGGTGTTGTGCTGGCGAGCGTGATCACGCCCGCAAGCGTGCTCGTCAGATAGACCTTGGGCGGGTCGCTTTCGTATCCGGTAAACTCAAAGAAGCCGCACTTCGAGAGTCCTACCTCAGCCGTCCGACAGACGAGCGTCGGCAAGCGGGCATCGCCGCACGGCCCTGCGGTCTCGCGATCACAACCGCAGCATCTTTCGCCAGCGTCTCCGGTGCCGAGGATGAAGACCATATCCGCCTTAGTAATACTCGCTCGCGAGGATCTGCATCTTCTTCGCCACGCCGCTCACGCAAACGTCAATCTCGCGCAGGCGAATCGTCCCGGTCAGCGAAGAGAATGGGATCGAGATGACGCCGGACCCGTTCGATAACTCAAAGCCCGCCGACGTGATGCGGAAGAAGTTGGTGCCATAATCTACCTTTGCGCCGACATCATCGAGCGCGACCGTGATCGCGCCCGAGGAGTAGTCATATCCGAGCTCATCGAGGCGCGCCAGCTTCGTGCCTCCGTCGCTGATGTAAACGCCATCCTCGCCGAACTTGTTTAGCAGGAGCGCGTCGGAGTAGCGAAGGCCGGTTGAGCTGATTCCCCACGCGCTCGTGCCGTCGCTCCAGTCGATGCCGAGCTCGTCGACCGTGATGGCGTTGGTCCCGTTATCCTCGATCCGCAGTCCGCTCGCGCCGAGCACGGCCGTGATAACCGCGTCCTCGTACTCAAACCCGGTCGCGCTGACGATGGCCTCCTGCGTGCCGTTCGAGAACGCGACCTTGTTGACCGCGTAAGTCGCGACGAGCGTCGTGGATTGCAGCGTCAGGTTGCCAGCGCCCAGCGTTCCAGTCGCGCTCCCGTTCGTGAACGTGAACCCGTCGCTGTCGATGTACGCCGTGACCGCGCCGTTGCGCCAAGTCAGGCCGAGTTCGTCGATCAGCATCCGGTTCGTGCCGTTGTCCTCGATGCTTAGACCGGAGGCGCCGAGGACCGCGGTGATCGATGCGTCCTCGTAGGCGAAGCCCGCGGTCGTCACGTCCGCGGCCAGCGCGCCGGAGGCGATGTAGAAGCCCGTATCGTTGATGGTCGCCGACGCGGTGCTGGTCTGGTAAAATATCCCGCTGCCGCTCGCGACGAACGTCGCCGAGGCCGTGCGATAATTGACCGACGATCCGTCAGCTGTGAAGGTGACCGAGGCATTGCGCCAGCGCAGGCGCGAGCTTGAGAGCTCTGCCGTGACGCTTGAGCCATCGTAGAAGAAGCCCGCAGGATTGGCGCGGAAACCGTCCGAGCCGCGCACGTAGGTCACGCCGTAGCCTGCCGCGGCGAGCGTCGCGTTTGCGTCCTCGTAGCCGAAGCCAGCGACGTTCATTGAGGCCGTGACGGCGCCGTTGACGATGGCAAGGTTGGTCGGGTAGGTGGTCGGCGTCGCCCACGTCGAGTGCTTTGGCACCGTGTTCAGCAGGCCGGTCGAGCCGACGACTTGAATCGGATCGCCTTCAGTCCCGCCGCCTCCGGTCACCGAGATGCCGCTGCCGTCGATGATCACGTTCGCATCCGAGACCTTGACCGAGATCCCGCCAGCGCCGGACATCGACTTAACGACATCGACGAGCGCGTTGTGCTTCTCGCCGATTGCCACGAATGAGCGCGGCACTTGCTGAATGTAAAGGTTGGACATATCAGCGAGCCGGTATGTAGCGCGTTGTGCGCTCGTAGATGTTGCCTAGCCAGCGGCGACGGACCGAAACCTGCCCGACGATCTGAACGTTGTTATTGATCATCGAGGCGTATGCCGCGGCGGTCGGCTTGGTCGATGAATTTAGGCTGAGTCCCGACAAGATATCCGCGCCGGTCGCATCAACCGGAGTAAAGGCATCGATGATCGGAAGGTTGGTTTCAAGCGCGGTGGTCGAAGTCAGCGCGTAGTCGTGCACGATCTGACTCGGCACGGTGTCGGTCTTCTCCGTTGCTCGGAACGGCGCCTCCTTGGTGATCACGCCAGCAATCGATGAGAACGCGCCGGTGCCGGGGAAGATGCCGGGCACAAGCGCGCTGCTTCCGCTGGTTCCGCCGATGATGCGAACATACTGCCCGACGAAGAACGTGATTGAGTCGCGCACGTAGCTAACCGAGATGTGAACTTGATCGCCAGTCGCGAACGAGAGCCCGCTTGAAACCAAGTAATTCGCGCCTGAATCTTGAATGTTCGTGATGGTCTGATCGCTGCCCGCCGTCGCGCTCGCGATGAACGCAGGGAACGTGTACGCAAACTCCTCGCCCTCGCTCCACGAAGTCGGGACGCGCGCGTAAACCCGATCCCATTGCATCATCCCACCTCCCAGATCCGTCTGGCCGTCCTCGGCCACGAGGTAGTAGGTCGGCGAGGATGGCACGCCGTAGCTGCCCGCGGCCGGGTAAACCGTGTCGAGCGCCAGCGGCGCGTAGCTCGCCGCGGTCTGCACGAACGTCTGCCGGAAAACCGTCTTCTCGTTGAGCGCCGGAATCGGGTTCTCCCAGACCGGCAGGCCCGAGGTGACGGCGACATTGAAGGCCGGTTGCGCGGAGGTCTTGTAATAGGTAACGCTCATCGGATTCCAGCGGGATTCAAACGTTCGTTGATCTGCTTCAGCGTCTCCGTGGCCTCGCCCAACTTGCCGCCGATCTGGCCTGCAACCTCGGGCGAAATACCGGAGGCTGCGCGAGCCTGCATCGCGCCCGACTTGATGTAGTCTGCCGCAGCGGCGCGTGATCGATTGGCTGCGCGCACGGAATCACCCTTTGCCAGAGCATCGACAGCCTGCGCCTCGTTCATCGCAGCGCGATCCGCGATGCGCTCCGACTCGGTTCGTCCGCGCGGGCGCAGCTTCGGAGCCTGAGTTACGGCTCCTTGACCGAGCGCGGCCGCAGACTTTACAGCCTCGGATCTCGCCTTCTTTTCCTCAGACGCCCTAACGCGGGCAAGTTGGTTTAGCCGGTCGGTCAGAACCGCCTGCTCATCGAGAAGCTTGTTGGTCTCCGAAGTGGAAATTTCCCCTCGCTTACGCAAGCGAACAAGCTGCGCCTGCACTTGAGTCAATCGAAGTTCCGAGGTTCGCATCTCTCGGATTGTGTCGCTCTCCTCCTCGAGCAACGAAAGCTCGAGCTCGCGCATCTCTTCGCGCTCAAGCGATGCCTGCGCCCATTCGTCCGTCCGGCGATTGGTCAACGTGATCTCGGTGCGCAGTTGGGCATCCGCCTTTGCCGCCTCGACCCGAAGGCGCGACAATTCATCCTTTGCCTTAGTCACCTCTTCGCGTCCGCCCGGCGTAATAAGGTTAAGCGGGTTTGCCTCAAGGTCAGCGACTAGGCGCTTCTGCACCTCGATGTCTTGGTTGATCTCGGCGACTTGCTTCTTGAGGATATCGAATCGCTGCGCCTGACCAGCCGTCGCGAGCTGCTGCTGGCGCATAATGTCGAGCATCGACTTCGACTCGTTAGCCATCCGCTCTGCATCATCCGCCCCTTTTCGGAATGTGGAGGTGATTGTGTCAACGATACCCTGCACGCTGCCGATGCCGATACCCTGCAAGAGCCCGCGGAACACATCGCCAGCGCCGAACGCGCGTCGCAGCTTGCCGCCCATATCGGCCGCGGCCTTGCCCACATCAGCCTGCGCCTTCGTCAGCCCGCGAGAAAACGGCGTGGTATCAAGCCCTAGTCGGGCGCGAACTTCTGCAACGAAAGCCATAGGTCAGGCGGTTTGCTTGTTTAGCTCAGCGAGGAACTCGGAGGTGAGCCGGTCGCTCGGCGAAGAGTCGATGAACTTCTTGCCGTCCTCGCGGGCGCGGATCGCCTTCTGATACTGGAACAAGCGAGGCAGCGCCGTGCCGAGGATCTCGTGCTGAGACCATCCGGTCTCGACTGCTAGGTTGACGACGAGCGGCGCGAGGAAGCAGGTGCCGAGCGGACGCCTCTCATTCGACGACTCGCCGCCGCCGGGCGCATCTTGAAACATCTCCTCGACGTAGCCATTGCAGGCGCGCACGAGCTCGTCGTAGTTCTGCGGAGCCAGCCGTCGAATCATCTTGTACCGGCGACGGCGATTGCGCCAGCCCAGCGAGCCGTCGTTCTCTACGTGCAGCGCCCAGATGAAGAGCGCCACTTGCTCGGGCGAATCCGCGCCGCCGCAGACGAACGGGCACTCGGCTCCGTTCAGTAGCAGCAGATCGCGCGGCGTCATCGCCCGCACCTCCTCGCCGCCGATGATGATCGGCAGATCGAGGAAAGCCTGCTCGCGGCGCGCCTCTTCACGGGCGCGCTCCTCGGCGAAACGGTGGGCGAACTTCGACGCCCAGAGCTCTTCTGGGGTCACGACGGCGAAGCCTTAGACCTCCTCGCGGAGCGTCAGGTTCTGCTTCTTGGCCTCGCGGTTTGCCTCGGGATATCCGGCCTCGGTCACCACGAAGGTGACGCTTGTGCCGTTCTTGATCGAGATCTGCGAGAAGTCGCCGCGGGAGATGTAGGTCGTCGAGCTCGTCGCCAGCTGCGCAACCGCGCTTGCGGTGCGAGGCTCGGAGATCAGCACGAAACCGTTAGGCGCGCCGAGCTCGTTTTGACGGTTAACCTCGGTCGTCGGTTCCGTCACCTCAAACGACTCGAGAATCACCGAGCCGGTGCCCCCGCCGCTGAAGGTGAAGGTCACGACCCGCGAGCCGTAGGGAAACGAGGACGGGTAGACGTAGGGAATAGGCATAGCTTGAGAGGTTCTTTAATTGTCCAAACCGTCAAAGGGTTGGCACAGATGTCGGTAGCACGCCGTACTCGATGCGGAACCGGAGCGAGGTAGTGTCCTCGCGGTCGCCCTCGGGATCGCGTACCGTGACGCCGCTGCCGGTCTCTTCGATGTCGAGCGTGACGTAGTTGGTCACGACCGGAGAGACGAAGCTCTGCGCCTCGCGCGACATCAGATAGCGCACGCGCCCGCGGACGGTGCCGTGGTTCTGCGCGGTGGGCGCGGTGCGGTTGGTCGTTACGTCCACGCGCACGGTCGCTGAGCGGTGCGAGTAATACCATTGCCCGTTAGCGTAGGCCATCTGCTCCGAGGCGCGCGCGACCTCCTCGACCTCGACCTCGATCCGCGGCGACGAGTAGAAGCTCACCGACTGCGCCGGAAGGATGTTTGCCGTTGGCACTCCGGTTCCGCCTCCGGCCAGCACGGAGACCACGGCCGAAACCCAGTTGCCCTCTTCGTTCCAGAATGTCGCGAGGCTCATAAGGTCAGGATGAAGGCGCGCCCGTAGCCGTGCCAGCGAACGAACCGCGGCGGCTCTTGCCGCCCTTCAGTAAGCGCGCGAGCTCGGACTTGATAGAGTTGACCCGGCGCTTGGTAGCGGCCGCAACGGTGCGGTCGTAATTCGGAATCTTGGACGAGCGGTTGATGCTCTCGATGACGAGCTTCTGCGGTGTCGGCGCGATGTATTGGCCGGGCGCATTGCCTGCGTGGCGCGTGACGAAATTCGGCAGCTTGAGCCCAACGCCTTCCGCGGCTCGAATCCAGCCAGCCTTGGCAAACCCGACGCGGTCCTGCACCTCGCGCGTGTACTTTCGCCAGACGGAGAGCAGCGCCATATTGTTTTTGTCGCTTCGGACCCGACCGTATCGCGTTCGATTCCTGCGATGCTCGGCGCGTATGTCCTCGGTCGTCTGGAGCAGGCGGCGGCGATGGAAGAATCCGCCCTTGATGTTGTCCGCGAATTTCTGGATCGCCTCGACATCGCGCTTGCGGACCAGTTCCGCCATCCGCGGAATCTTGATCTTCTGCGCGTCGAGCGGCGCGGCGTTCCTGCGGAGATCGCCCTCGACGGCTTTGCGCCCCTGCGCCTGCGTCTTCGGTGGCGTGAAGCTGACGACATCGCGAAGCAGGAGGCGCATCTCCTCCTTGAGCAGCAGCTGCCCGTCCGCATTCAACTGCGTCACGAACTGGTTGAGCGCGTTCCGATACCCGGCCTCGTCGATGTCGAACTTAAACATCAGGGGAACTGCCGACGCAGCGTGTAATCGTGCCATTGCTCGTCCGTGTCCGGCTTGACCACTTGATAAGTCGTCGAGTCGAACACGCGGAACAAAAACGCATTCGCCGGTATGCCCGCGGTCAGCGACACGCGCGGGAAGCAGAGTTGCAGCTGGCGCTCGTCCGCGAATCCCGCCGCCTCCATTATCACTTGCCGGTCAAGCTGGTTGAACACGCCGTAATAGGTGACGCCCGCGTAGGTAAACGCCTCGCTCGCCTGCCCGTCCGGCCCGCCAATCGCGAGCGCGTCGTTGGCAAGTTGCGTGATGTCAAAGTCCTTGAGCGCCATACCTAATCGGCAATTGTCACAACCTGCGACGCCTCGGAAAACTGGTCATCCTGCGCGATGCCGGAGGGCACGTGCCAAAAGTGCTGGCGGACGGCGCCCGCGATGATGCACGGCGCGGAGTTGACGGTGAAGAAGTCGGCCGCATCGCGGATCAGCCGCGGTAGGTGGGCAGGCGAGCGGGCGCATAGCATATCGCGGGCGGGCACGCCCTGCTCGCGGAGGTGGCCGAATTGCAGAGCGTCCACGAGAAACACGATCCGGTGCTGCGTCCGCTCGGCGCAGGCGTCGAGGAGCGCGTTGATGTCGTACTGCCGCCCCTGCGAGTAGCCGAACGGCGCGAATAGGCAGACCGGCTCATTGATGCCGTACTCGAGGAGCATCGGCTGTTCCCCGATCAGATCGAAGACCGGGCGCCGGTCGAGCGCGGCGAACTCAGGATGCAGGCCGAAGACGTACTCGCCCCACGACTTGCCGCTCCGGCGGTAGTCGTCGTACAGCTTAGGCCAGATTTGCAGGTCGATCACGCGCCCGTAATTCATCACGGCGCGGTCCTCCGGCCGGGCTGGGCGGGCGTAGCTGACGCAGTTAAACAAGCCCCAGTAGGGCTCGAGGCACTCGACGTACACGCTATGCCCTTGGCTCGTGAGGCAGCGCGCAATCGGCAGGATGCGGATGATGTCGCCCAGCCGCATATGGTAGACTAGGCAGATCTTCATCGGCGGAAAACCATCGTGAGGATATTCGGCCCCTGCGCGTCCGGCTCCGGCAGGCGAACGTCGTCTTCTGGGTTGCCGACGTACACGGCCCGCATCCCGGCGCGGTTGAATAGCCGAGCCAGCGCCTCCGGCGTGAAGTGCCACAGATGCTCTCCCGGCCTGCGGTGCTTCCATCGGGCGAACCACTCCGGCCCGAGGTACGGGTGATACCACGGCAGCGAGACGACGACGGTCTGCGCGCGCAATAGCTTGATGCACGTTAGGTCGTCGAAGTGCTCGAGGCTATCGAAGAACGTCACCGCATCCCACTCGCTCGTGAACCAGCCCGGCGTGACTTTGCGGATGAAGTCCGGCAGCGGGTACGGCGAGACATCGTGCCCGTAGAGCTCCACCTGCGGGTTAATCCAGCGCATCGCCTCGAGGAACGCACCGGTCCCGCAGCCAACGTCGAGGACGTTGCGGGCCTCAGGCGCCCAGCGGTTGACGAGTTCGGCGCGGATACTGGAGAGCGCGGCTTGCGGGTACTTCTCGTATCGCGCCACGTAGGCGTGATCGTAAACGGCTGTGATGCGGCGGTCGGCGGAGCAGAGAGCGCCCGTGTCCCAGTCTAGGTGATAGCCTTCGGGAATCATTGCGCGTCAGGGTTGCGGGTTTTGAAAATCGCCTCGCCCGCAACGTAGCGGTCGCGCGAGTTGTTGTGCGCGTAAGTCGCGTCCATCTGCGCCTTGCCGAACGCCGGGTGCTGGTGCTCGAAGCGGAAGCGGTCGCGCGCGTCGATCACGATGCCATCGCGCCAAGCGCGGTGCGAAAACTCGTTGTCGCTGAAGACCGACTCGTAGCCCTCGAAGAAGAGATCGCCCTGCGCCTCGAGCCGGGCGCGCGATAGAATCGCCATACAGAGCAGCTTGTCCGTCCGGTGGCCGTCCGAGACGGCGATCACGACCGGCTCGCGCTTTAGGTCGCGCGTCTCGACGAGCGAAAGCAGCTTGGCATCCCAGCCCGGCGGCGGAATCCAGTCATCCGAGACTTGCACGAGCAGATCGCCCCGCGCCTTCTTCGCGGCCAGATTCCACGCGGCCACGCAGGATCTCTTCTCCGAGGTGACCGAGACGAACTGCCGCGCCATCTGCGCGCTCTCTTTGTCGTCGTCATCGACGGCGAAGATGTGCTCCACGCGCTCCGGCCGCTCGGCCAGTTGCAGCCATACCTCGCGCGAGTTGACGGCCTTTGAGGTGCGACCGCGGGTCGCGTGCAGAAGCGAGATGCGCGGCTCCTCTCCCCGGTGGAACTGCGATTGCAGGATGTCCGCTCGTGCCTCGTAGCCGTCGAGGCGGAACGCGCGCGCGGCCAGATCGTAGCCCGCCCATCCGTAGTACTTCTGCTCGGTCGTCCACGGCCGGTCGGCGCCGATAGGCTCGTGCAGGCGCAGCATCTCCTCGGCCCACCAGCGGGCGCGGCGC